ACTTATTATCCGACCTCCGGAGTCACCCTCATCATCGCTGGCACCAACCGGGCAAATAGTGGCTGGACTACTTTAACTATAGGCAGTACGGCGTATCAAAGAACGAGCGCAACTTACAACGGTTCTGGTGGTAATACATATTGGACTTGGTACGATGGCACTGATAATAACGGTACAGAGGATCCTTTTGGTAATACTGGTGGGACAACAACTTGTGTGTTTACATAATAAATAAACAAAAGAGAATAAACTAATGGCACAACCAACAACAAGAGAACAATTCAAAGGCTGGATACTCCGTAAACTAGGAGCTCCTGTGATTGATATTAACGTGTCTGATGAACAGATTGACGATCGTGTTGATGAAGCTGTAGATTTCTGGAGAGACTATCATTATAATGGAAGTCAACTTGTTTATTTGAAACACCAGATTACACAAGAAGATAAAGATAACGGTTATGTAACTTTACCTACAACGATACTTGGTATATCAGGCATCTTTAATATGCAGTCAAGTATTTCTACAGGCGGTGGTATATTTAATGTTCAGTACCAATTTGTTCTAAATAATCTTGAAGACATTACTGGTTATAATATCACAAACTATTTTATGTCAATGCAACATATGGAATTCTTACAGGAAATGCTTGTTGGAAAACCAATGGTCCGTTATAATAAACATGTAAATAAATTATGGATTGATTCTGGTGCAGACGTAATGCCTGTTGGTGAATATATTATTATTGAGGCGTATGATGTAATTGACGGAACAACATATGCAGATGTATGGGGTGATCGTTTCTTACAAAATTACGCAGCTGCGTTAATTAAAGAACAGTGGGGATCGAACCTAACTAAATTTACCGGAATGCAACTTGTTGGTGGAGTATCTTTCAACGGAGAACAGATACTTGCTGATGCCAGAGAAGAAAGGAAAATATTGGAGGAAGAAGCAATACAGAATCTGCAACCTCTTTCCTATGGATTTATTGGGTAAGCTAAATGGCTACGAATACATTCTTTAATAATTATGCTCAAGTCCAAGAACAATCTTTAATTGACGATTTAGTTATTGAGTCAATTAAGATTTATGGTGTTGATGTCATTTATATTAGTAGAGCAATTAAAGGTCGAGATAAGATCTTTAACGAAGATGACTTTCCAGAATACAACGAAACATTTGAATTTGAAACTTATGTTAAGAGTATGGAAGGTTTTGAAGGAGAAGGCGATTTCTTATCTAAGTTTGGTTTAGAAATAAGAGATACATTAACGCTTACAGTTGCGAATAGAACATTTGAAAGATACGTAACTCGAGAAGTTGTTGAACTCACTCGACCAAGAGAAGGCGATTTAATTTACTTCCCTTTAAACGAAAAGATGTTTGAAATTAAATATGTTGAACACGAAAGCATATTTTATCAAATGGGACAAACACAAGTATATGATATGCAATGCGAATTGTTAGAATATTCAAATCAAAGGTTTAATACTGGTCGTTCGAATATTGATGATTACTTTGCTGCATATAATACAGACATAATTGTTGATGCAAATAATGCAACGTTGTCGGCACTTGCTGCAACTGATGATAACTCAATGAACCTTGACTTTGAAATAGAAGCCGATGGTATTATTGATTTCTCAGAGGTAGATCCTTTCAGTGAAAACATATCTATAAGTGATACCTAATGGCAATAGCAAATTATTTTTACAATTCTACGATTCGCAAATATGTTGCTCTATTTGGTACATATTTTAATCAATTAGAAGTTCGCAGAACAAGTACTGATGGGACTCTTAATCAGAGACAGATAGTACCTATTTCTTATGGACCATATCAAAAGATTTTAGCAAGACTTGAACAAGATCCTACATTACAAGGCGGAGCAACGCAAGACGCATTTGGAAAGCCAACTGCAGGACAACCATTCGCAATGACATTGCCTCGTATGGCTTTTGAATTAAATAGTTTTACATATGACCCAGAACGAAAAGTTGCACCAACAAGAAAATTAAGAAAGACCGCTGTAGATGTAGATAACGGCGGCAGACGATTTGTATATTCAGGAACTCCATATAATATGGGATTCAGTTTATACATCATGGCAAAATATAACGAAGACGCGGTTAAATGTTTAGAACAAATATTACCGTTCTTTAATCCAGAATTTACAAGCACTGTGAATCTGATACCAGGATTAGAAGCAATTGATATTCCTCTCATATTAAATGACGTGGCGTCAGAAGATCTTTATGAAGAAGCATTTACGCAAAGAAGAAGTATACTATATACATTAAACTTTACAATGAAAGGTTGGTTCTTCGGTCCTGAGAAGGATAAGGCAGTTATTAAGTTTGTTGATGCAAGAGTGGCAACTGATACACCAGCTGATACGGAGTTTGAAACATTCCAAACTGGACAACCAGGTTCTACAGCAAATAATGTAGCAACCACTGATATAACACAAACTATTGATTATAGCTTGATTGAATTTGACGACAACTGGGCATACTTAGGGCAAAGCTCTGATACAGAACCTAGTTAAGAAGGAACATTTATTATGAAGATTGGATTTACTTGTAGCAGCTTTGACCTGCTTCATGCTGGGCACGTTCAGATGCTAAGAGAAGCAAAAGAACAATGTGATTATTTAATTGTAGGATTACAAATGGATCCTGCTGTAGATCGTCCTAAAGAAAAGAATCAACCAATCCAAACAATTGTTGAAAGATACAGTCAACTTAAAGCGGTGAGTTACGTTGACGAAATTATTCCTTATTCAACAGAACAAGATCTTGAAGATATACTTGAACTGTATACAATTAATGTTCGTATCTTAGGGACAGAGTATAGAGATAAAGAATTTACAGGAAAGGACATTTGTCGTAAACGTGATATTGAACTTTTCTTTAATAAACGCGATCATCGGTTTAGTACATCAAAGCTTCGTCAAAGCTGCGCTTGGGTAAACAAAGATGGTGACTGGAAGGTTACGGATAAATAATATTATGAATGAAGATACTATAGCGCAAAAGTTAAATATGAGACCCCTCCAAGATACTCAAGAAGGTTTGGATAAATTAGATGTGAAAGTATCTGACTTACCAGTTAACTCTTTTTCAACAAACGAAGTCGCAATGGACGGTGAACTGCAGAAAAGTGTAGATTCTTTAAAGAATTTGCCGCAAGAAAGTGTAGCCGGCCTACCAGCTGTTATGAGTGATACTGCCAAAGAGAATTTAAAAGATATTGAATTGGCTAAAGCGAATATCGAAAACATTATTAATCTCGGTGACGACGCTGTTAGAGAAATGACTGAGATCGCAAAACAGTCTGAATCTCCTCGAGCATTTGAAGTTGTATCTACTTTAATGAAAACATTACTTGACGCAAACAAAGATTACGTTGAGATGTCAACAAAGAGAAGATACGCTAAAGAAGAAGATCCTTCGGCTGATAAGAGTACAAACGTTACAAATAATAACCTTATTGTATCAACGGCTGATTTACTGAAAATGATTAAAGGTGAAGATAAGTAATGGATCGTGGCTACTTAGGCAACTCATATCTTAAAAAGATTGGAGAACAGATAGAATTTACTCCTGAGATGCTTAAAGAGTATATGAAGTGTGCTGATGACCCAGTTTATTTTGCAGAGCAATATATTAAGATTGTGCATGTTGACCATGGATTAATTCCAATGGACATGTATGACTACCAAAAAGATATTACACGTAAGATTACTGACTCAAGAAGAGTTGCAGTATTAACATCAAGGCAGGCTGGTAAAACAACTACAGCAGTAGCCGTTATATTACACTACATCCTCTTTAATGAATTCAAGACTGTAGCCATATTGGCAAACAAAGGAGATGCTGCTCGAGAGGTTCTAGGCCGAGTTCAGTTAGCTTATGAAGCATTACCTAAGTGGATGCAGCAAGGTATTGAAGAATGGAATAAAGGTAACATCACGTTAGAGAATGGTTGTAAGATCTATGCAGGTACTACAACATCTTCTGCTATTCGTGGTAAATCTATATCCTTTCTATATCTCGATGAGGTTGCGTTTATTGAAGGATTTGATGAATTCTTTGCTTCGGTATATCCAACAATATCATCTGGTAAAACAACAAAATTATTAATGACCTCTACTCCTAACGGATTGAATCATTTTTGGAAAACCTGTAAAGGTGCTAAAGAAGGTACAAATGGTTATGAATACGTTGAGGTTATGTGGTACGATGTACCTGGTCGAGATGATGCGTGGAAAGATGAAACTCTCGAAGCGTTAGATTTCGATATAGAAAAATTTAATCAAGAATACTGTTGTCAGTTCTTAGGAAGCTCAGGTACACTAATAAGCGGTGCCAAACTCAAAGAACTTGCACCGTCTAGGCCATTACATGAGGCTGAAGGTATTACACAATATGAAGCAGTACAACAAGAACATGCATATGTAATGGTAGTTGATGTATCGAGAGGTAAAGGACTCGATTATTCTGCTTTTAATATAATTGATACAACGGAAATGCCATACAAACAAGTATGCGTATACAAAGATAATACCATAAGTCCGGTAGACTTTGCCTCCGTTATATATAGAATAGGGCTGATGTACAATGAGAGTGCAGTGTTAATTGAAATTAACGATATTGGTGAACAAGTTGCTGATATACTCTTTATGGATTACGGCTATGAAAATCTTCTCTTTACTGAAAACCACGGCAGAGCCGGGAAACAAGTATCGAATTTTGGAGGGAAGAGATCAGATCATGGAATACGAACAACCAAAAGCGTAAAATCAAAAGGTTGTTCTATATTGAAACTATTAATTGAACAAAATCAGTTAATACTACAGGATTATAACACAATACAGGAGTTATCACGATTTAGTAAAAAAGGCAATTCATACGAAGCAGAGTCAGGTCATAATGATGATTTGGTCATGACCTTGGTATTATTTGCGTGGTTATCAGACCAACGATTCTTTAGGGAATTAACAGACATCAATACCTTAGCGGCATTGAAAGAAAAAACAGAACAACAGCTTGACGAAGAATTATTACCGTTCGGCTTTATAGATACTGGAGACGATATCCCTGACGAACAGGGGTGGATCACGTATCGGACTGATAGCAGTAGTTTTTAGATATAGAAACTTTTATAAATAAAACTGTGATAACTATTAATTAGTAACAAAAGATTTAATTAGATAATATTAAAGGAGAATAATATGGCTTTTTCCGTAAGTCCTTCCGTAATTGTTAGAGAGGTGGACGCATCAGCATCGGTTCCTGCCATCGCGACACCACCTGCAGCAATGGCCGGTGTGTTTAGATGGGGTCCTGTAGGTGAAGCAGTTCTCGTTTCATCAGAAAATGAATTAGTTTCAAGGTTTGGTACTCCAGGCGCTGATAACTATGAAACATTTTTTGTCGGAGCAGATTACCTTTCATACGCAAATGCATTATATGTAGCAAGAGTTGATAACGGAGCAGTCACCGCTTCCTCAACCGATATTCAGAGATATGCAAATAACGACATTAACCCAACATTTACTACGTACGGAGCATTCGATGCCTTGTACCCAGGTGCATTAGGTAATTCATTAGAAATAGCATATGTTAAGGGTAGCAACTTTACCAATACAGAAATTACAGTAGGAGAAATTCCTGCTACGAGAATTACTGGCAGTGTCGTACAGCAAGCAACATCTCAAACAGTTAGTTTTAACTCAGCAAATGTTGCATTCGAAGTCCTACCATCAAACGAAATAACATCAATAGAAAGCGGTGATATCATTACTATCGGTAACGATTCAGTAGGATATCAAGAAATTGTTGTTAATGCAGTAACCAAAGAATCAAGAGATTCCTTGGGAGATCCAACAGCAAACACAGTTCTTACAACTGCAATTCATCATACATTATCCTTAGGTGGTAAATACCTATTGGCTGAAACTAATTTAAATAAGCTTTCCATTACAAGAAAATGGGCTTATGGCAATTTATTCGGAAAAGCACCTGCAGCTGCAAACTATCATATTGCAGTTCTTGATGCAGATGGCGCAATCAGTGGTACAGCTGGATCGGTATTAGAATTATACAGCGATGTATCAGTTAGCCCATCAGCTAAGCTACCAAGTGGTAAAACAAATTACTACAAAGAAGCAATTGAACAAGAGTCTTCGTGGGTTAAGGTAGCAAATACCGCTCACTTCGAAGCTTCTGCTCAGGCAAGTACATATGAAAGACTGGGTACTAACTTGGGTGTTTCAGGTAATACAGCAATAACAAGTTCAAACGTCGGTACAGACGGAAGATCTGAATCACTAGCAACTCTAGCGGATCTTGCACCTGGTTACGATTTGTTTAAGGCATCTAACGAAATTGATGTTTCATTCGTACTTGGTGGTAAATCTGATGATACCGGTAACCTAGGTACATATCTGATCTCAAATATTGCTGAATACAGAAAAGACGCAATTGCATTTATCAGTCCTGCTAAATCAGATGTTGTTGACGAAAGCAAATCTGAAGCTAAACTTGCTAATATAATTGCGTTTAAGAATGGATTACCAAATTCTTCTTACTCTGTAATTGATTCAGGTTATAAGTACAGATACGACAGATATAACGATGTATATAGATATACTCCACTTAACGGTGATATAGCAGGTCTTGCTTCAAGAGTTGAACCTTTTGAATCTCCAGCTGGTTTCCGTAAGGGTGTTATTAAGAACGTTGTCAAACTTGCCTTTAATCCTAATAAGGCTCAGAGAGATCAACTATATAGCAATGAAGTTAACCCAGTAATGGCTCAATCAGGAAGAGGAGTTGTCCTATTCGGTGATAAGACAGGATTAGGCGGCAACAGTGCTTTTGATAGTATCAATGTTCGAAGATTGTTTATTGCAGTAGAAAAGGCAATTGCCAATGCTGCAGAATCATTCTTGTTTGAATTGAACGACGAGTTTACTCAAGCGCAATTCAAAGGAATCGTTGAACCATTCTTAAGAGACATTCAAGGTAAGCGAGGAATCGTTGATTTCAGAGTTGTTTCTGATACAACAGTTAATACTCCATCAGTAATTGACTCAGGTAAGTTCAGGGCTAATATCTTTATTAAGCCTGCACGTTCAATCAATGTGATTGAGCTAACCTTTGTTGCTACAAGATCGGGTGTTGAGTTCGAAGAAATTGTTGGATCACTAACTTAATAAATAATTTTAAATAAAGGAGAAAAAGAATGGCATTTAATATAAATGAGTTCAAATCCCAGTTGACTGGTGGTGGCGCTCGTAGCAATCTTTTCCAAGTGCAACTTCTTAATCCAGTAGATTCTACAGCCGATTTCAAGGTTCCATTTATGGCAAAGGCTTCTTCGCTACCTGCTAGTACTATTGCGTCAATTGACACAATTAATTACTTCGGTCGTGCTGTTAAGTATGCGGGAGCAAGATCATTTGACAGTTGGACAGTTACAATCATTAACGACGAAGATTTCTTAGTCAGAAATGCAATGGAAGCTTGGATGAATGGTATTGTTTCACATGATAGTAACTTGAGTGGCTTGCCACAGGATTATAAATCAAACGCGTTAATTACGCAGTATAGTAAAAATGGTGAACCATTACGTACTTACAAGTTTGAAGGTTTATTCCCTACTAGTGTTGCTGCTCAAACAATGGATTGGGATACTGATGGGATACAAACATTCGATGTTACGTTTAGCTACGATCTTTGGATGGTAGAGGGTAGCACCGGAATTCCTACTAGTTAATTATAATATAGGATGATATTTTGAAAATTTTTGGATTTGATATAAAGAGGGCTGAGGAGGAGACTACATTACCAGTTAGTTTCGCCGAACCCTCTAATGATGATGGAGCGATTACCGTTGGTAATGCTCTTGGTGGTTTTTATAATACGATATTAGATATGGAAGGTTCCGCTAAAACGGAATCCGACCTTATTACTAAATATCGTTCAATGGCAATGCAGCCTGAAATTAGTCAGGCAATTGATGACGTTGTGAATGAAGCAATTAGTGTTGATACGAATGATAGAGTTGTTGATATCTCGTTAGGAGAAACAGATCTATCAGATAAGATTAAAAAATCTATCGTAAAGGAATTTGATAATGTACTTGCATTATTTGATTTTACGAATAACTCGTATGACATGTTTCAAAAGTTTTATGTTGATGGAAGATTAAACTATCATATTATAATTGACCCTGAAGATGTTAAGAAGGGTATAATAGAATTAAGATACGTTGACCCTCGTAAGTTAAAGTTAATACGAGAAGTTGATAAGAAGCAAAAAGATCCTCATTCAGGAATATCTGTTAAGAAGATTAAGAATGAGTATTACATGTATTCAGAATCAGGGTTTCAGAATACAAGTACAGGAGCAAGTGGCAGTAGTACAACTGGAATTAAGATATCAAAGGATTCTATTGCTCGAGTTACTTCGGGATTGATGAATGAGAACAATAGTTTAGTTCTATCTCATTTGCATCCAGCAAGTAAAGCTTTAAACCAGTTAAGAATGTTAGAAGATGCTGTTGTAATTTATACATTAACAAGAGCACCGGAAAGAAGAATTTTTTATATAGATGTAGGTAACTTGCCAAAGAACAAGGCAGAGCAATATCTTAGAGATATGATGGCTCGACATAAGAACAAGTTACAATACAACTCAGAGTCAGGACAAATTACTGATTCAAGAAAAATGTTAACAATGACAGAAGATTTTTGGTTTCCTCGTCGTGGTGGAGAAAGATCAACAGAAGTTGATACTCTCGCAGGAGGTTCTGCACCAGGATTGAGCAGTAACGAAAACTTAGAGTATTTTCAACGAAAATTATTTAAAGCGTTGAAAGTACCCTTATCTCGTTTAGAGCCGGAGGCCATGGCAAGCTTTGGTAGAACATCTGAGATTACTCGAGATGAACTGAAGTTTGGTAAATTTATTAGAAGGATCCGTAATCGCTTTTCTTGGATATTCAGTATGGTACTGGAAAAGCAATTGATACTCAAAGGTATTTTAACACCTGAAGAGTTTAACGAAATTAGAAATGATCTTCGTTACGACTTTGTTAAGGATAATTACTTTGAAGAGTTGAAGGAAGCTGAGATTTTGAGAGAACGATTAAATACTCTCAGAGATATAACTGATTATACAGGCAAGTATTTCTCTCATCAGTGGATTACGACAAACGTGTTACAAATGACCGAAGAACAAGCTTCAGATATGGAACAACAAATATCTGACGAAAAGGCACTTGGCGGACACGCAGAAGATGATTCTTACTGAATATAAATAAAGTATAGAGTAAATTAAATTAGGGACTAAATATGAAAAATTTTAAAGATCTAGTTTCGGAAGTTGCCCAACCAGTGGCTCCAGAAGAAAAACGATTTAAGGATCAACATACGATCGAGGTAATCCCTCATCCTGTTGCGCCTGATCACGTTTTCACTGGAGAGATACCTGGTAAAGGAGAGGCTGCAAGACCAGCCGACCAGAAAGGCGATGAAAACTACGATAAGGCTTATAAAAAGAAAACAGCGCAAACACTACCTCAACGCGGTACAGGTGATGGCAAAGATATTGACGATGTAAAGAATGAAGAAAAAGATATCGTTAAGAAATCCATTACTGAAATACTTGGAGTCAATAAAAAGAAAGAAGCCAAGAAAGATGACAGCGAAGATATGGAAGAAGCTGCTGGTTTTTGTTCAGACAAGTGTTGTGGTTCTGATGTTAAAGCTGAAGATTGCGTTTGCGAATCTGATTGTCCACATTGTGACTGTAACGTTGCAGAGAGTACAATAAAGGCAGAAAAGAAACCTATTGCGAAAGCAACAACTAAAGAAGATAAAGTTGATGCAAAGGATAATAAGGATTCTTTAGAACCTGAAGCAAAGCCAATTAATAAGCCTAAACCTTCACCAACACAAGTTACTATCAAAGACAGTAATGGTAAAACTCTATCAATGACATTTAAAGAAATGTTAAGTAAAGTTTCAACAGAGGAAGAATTGCTTGAGAGTCCCCAGCAAGAAATTCCTATGATGATGAAACAGCTACACTTCATTACTTATGCTTCTGAAGAGATTGGAGATTACCTTAAAACTTCAGGACAAGATCCTGAAGAATGGTGGCAGAATAAATTAGCTGAAGTATTCTCAAATGTTAAATCATTATATGCTTACGCTAAAGGCGATCAAATGGTTAACGGTAAACCTCTATCAGCTGCAAAGATGTATAAAGCGTCAAAGCAATACGAATCAATTGAAGTAGGATCATTTGAATTACAAAACGAAACAGTAATGGAAGTATCAGAAGAAGATGCAACTGTTTTAAATAAAATGTTCAATGAACTAACAGAAACAAATACAAAAGAAATGTATAGTGTATTGGTTGCTGATGAAGCAGGCTACAACGAAATCCTCGAATTTGCGAAGGAGAACGTATAATGCCAAGTATAATTAAAGTTAAAGGTACTGAAGCTGCAGTAACAACCGCTGATAATATTGGTTCAGCAACTCTCGTTAGATTGTTTAACGCAACTGCTGCAGGTATACTTATTACTCATAAGAATGTTGGCGGAGATGTTCTTGGTACATTTACTGCTGGTTCTGGGCAATCGTTTGTTAAGAAAGATTCAACAGATACCTTAACCGCTGCCACTTCAGTATTAATGGTTGGCGTTGCCCACTACACATAAAGGAAACTATTATGAATTTAATAACAGAATACAGAGAAGATTCCGTAGAAGTAATTACCGAAGCTAAAGACGACGGTAAAAAGAATTACTTTATTGAAGGAATTTTCATGCAAGGCGATCTAAAAAATCGCAATGGAAGAATTTATCCAAGTGCCACGTTAGAAAATGAAATGAATAGATACAACAAAGAATTCATTCAAACTAAGCGTGCTCTTGGAGAATTAGGTCATCCTGATGGTCCCCAGATCAACGGAGATCGCGTTTCACATCTGATTACAGAAATGAGACGTGAAGATAACGATTTTTACGGTAAGGCTAAAATCTTATCGACACCTATGGGGGAAATCGTTAAAAGCCTATTAGATGAAGGCGTTAAGATCGGTGTTTCGACACGTGGTCTTGGTTCAGTCAAGGCAGGTAGAGATGGAGTAATGGAAGTTCAAAAAGACTTTCACCTCTCTACTGTTGATATTGTTACTGACCCTTCTGCACCAAATGCGTTCGTAAATGGAATCATGGAGAACGTAGAGTATTACTACGATATTGCTTCTGGAAATTGGAGAGCCACTCAAATGGTCGAAGAAATCCAGCAGAAGGTAGAAAAACAATATAGGACTGTAACAAAGACTATTGACGAAGCCGCGGCTGCTGGAATGTTCCAGAACTTTATCCGTACTTTGAAAAATTAATCTTTTATAAATAAAACAGTCGAATACAAAAAATTTATTATTTGTAGAAAAACAAATTAAAAAAGGAGAAAATTATGTCAGACGTAAATAACGAAGCATTCGTATCTGATGATGGCGTCTCTAGTGTACCTGCTGCAGTAACCCCCGAGGGTGGTGAAGGCAAAAAGGATAAGCTAAAGAAAACCACAACTGATGAGCCTAAAGGAGCTGGAGAGAAAGTTAAAACACCAGCAACTGAAGAAGTTGAAGTTGATGCAGAAGTAGAAGTAGTTGAAGAAATCGTTATCGAATCTTCAATTGAATCTATCATCGAAGGCGAAGATTTATCTGAAGAATTCAAAGGCAAGATTAGTCTTGTATTTGAAGCCGCTTTAAATGAAGAAGTTAACAAAAGAACCGAAACAATCCGCGAAGAACTAACTAAGTCTTTGGAAGAGTCATTGGAAGAAGCAGTAACTGAGAAATTGGATACTATTACTGAAAATGTCGATAAGTATTTAGATTACGTTGTTTCAGAATGGATGTCAGAGAATGAGATCGCAATCGAATCCGGTATTAAGGTTGAGATGGCTGAGTCATTAATGACAGGTCTTAAGAACTTGTTTGTTGAACACAATGTTACTGTTTCAGAAGAAACTGTTGATGTTGTCGCAAACTTAGAAACAAATGTAGCTGAGTTGGAAGAGAAAGCTAATGATCTTGTAAACGAGAATATCGAATTACAAAAAGAAATCGCCACTTTCAAAGCAGGACAAAAATTTGACGAACTATCAGAAGGACTATCTGCAAACCAGGTAGAACGTTTGAAAGTATTGTCTGAAAAGCTTGACGTTGTAGATCTTGATGCTTATGCAGAAAATCTAACAGTAATCAAGGAGTCATTCTTTAGTGATAAGCCTCTTGTTGAAAAACATGATGTTCAATCTGAGTCTGACGAAATTATTCTAGAGGAACAGGAAGTAATTAAACCATCTTCCGATTACGCCTCTATTAATTCTCTAGTTGAAGCTTTCAACGCTAAGAAGTAAAGAATAATTAATTATTTGGTTTATTTAACTTAATTTTAATTAAATATAAAGGAGATCCATAATGGATAACTATACAAGACTAGTGGAAAAGTGGGAGCCAATTCTAGGGCACGATTCTTTTTCACCAATTAAGGATTCTCATAGGAAAGCAGTTACTGCTACTATCCTTGAGAACACAGAACGCGCACTAGCTGAAACTGGTGATCTTTCTGCAAACATGACTTCACTATTGTCAGAAGCTCCTGTTAACGCTGCCGGAACTGGTGGTTTTAGTGGTGCCTCAACTGCAGCAGGTCCTGTTGCTGGTTACGATCCGATTCTTATCTCATTGGTAAGACGTGCGGTTCCTAACATGATTGCATATGACATCTGTGGTGTTCAGCCTATGACTGGTCCTACAGGCCTC